AAGAAGGGAGTGATCAATGGGAAGTTGTAGAACTGCCTGCAATATTACCTGACGGTAACCCTGTGTGGCCAGAATTTTGGACATCTGAAGAATTACTTAAAACTAAAGCATCAATTCCTGTTTCAAACTGGTTGGCTCAATATATGCAGAACCCGACTGCTGAGGAAGGAGCAATATTAAAAAGAGAATGGTGGCGTGATTGGACGGCTAAGTATCCACCACCTTTAGATTATATTATACAAAGTTATGATACAGCATTTACTAAGAAAGCATCTGCTGACTTTAGTGCTATAACCACGTGGGGTGTTTTTACGACCGAGGACCAGGGACAGAATATTATACTCCTGAATGCATTTAAAGACCGTTATGATTTTCCAGAACTCCGGCGGGTAGCCCTGGAAGAGTATCGAGACTGGAATCCTGACATGGTAATAGTTGAGGCCAAAGCTTCTGGACTACCTCTGACACATGAATTGAGACAGATGGATATCCCAGTAATTAACTTTACTCCTAGCCGAGGAAATGATAAACATACAAGATTAAACTCCGTAGCTCCTCTCTTCGAGAGTGGTAAAATTTGGGCTCCTATGCATGAACACTTTGCACAGGAAGTTATTGAAGAATGTGCTTCTTTCCCATTTGGAGAATATGATGACTATGTCGATAGTACGACACAAGCCATTATGAGAATTAGACAGGGTGGTTTGGTTCGACATCCTGAAGATTATCAAGATGAACCTATTGTACGAGGAGAAGTAAAGTATTATGGTTAAACAAATATTACCAAAAGCTGGAGAAGCAATACTAGCATTATTTAATAAGTTAGGTGGGAATATGAACAATGTCCTCGGTTCCCGATCCAACATTACTTTTTTAGGAAAGGGTAAAAATCCTGAAGGGTTCATCGACGCTGACATCAATGTTGAGGCAATCGGTTTTTTAGGTAAAGATAAAATTTTATCAGAACTAGAAAGTTCTATCGGCTATCTGACCGCTGGTAAGCTTAACGATGTTCAAGCTAATAAGTTATTAGAGAACATGCAAAAGGTCGATAATGTATTTAATCCAAAGCAAATCTCAAACATCACGGACATGGCAACAGGGACCAGGAACCTGGATCAAGAAGGTCTGATGTCTTTAAGATCGAAAGTAGATGAGGTTGATGACTTACCACCTCCAGGTTCACGTGGTGGACCAGAAGATATTGCAGCGCCAGTTGAACAAGGCTTTGCAGGATTTGCAAGAACAATTAAGGAGCTTGCAAAATCTGATCCAGAACTTGCTGCACAATATAAAACAGTAATGACTAATAAGGGTGATGCACCTATTAAACGTGGAACAGCTAGAGAATTTTTATTAGAAGCATTAAAAAAAGAAAGTCCTGATCAAACAAATCTTGCAGACATAATATCTGAAGTTGATGTTAAATATATTACAGAAGGTGGCGGTGGAATTGCTGGAGACCCTATATCATTAGTTAATAAATATTTTGGTCCAAGGATTGCAGAAGCATTACCATCTGGTGCAAGTTCAGAAGAGATTGTAATCTTTACTAATAGAGTTTTAAACAATGTCGTAGATGCAAATGGCTTACGTCCAGGTGATCCAAGGTTTGATAGATTGACTGCAACGTTTATTGACGAAACTCAGAACTTTGCAAAAGGCGGACTAGCTAAGATCCTGGAGGTCTAATGGCTCAACCAACCTTTAAAAAAATAGAAGGCGAACCTTATTTATACGAAGCCACATATCCAAGTGGAACTAAAAAATATGCCATTAGAGCATCGAGAACAGGAGCTCCAGGAAAAAAACAATATTTCCCTTTTACATCTGCAGGATTAGAAACAGCCAAAAAAGAAAGAGATGAGTGGGTTAAAACATCAGATAAAATTATTCAAGATAAGATAAAAAAACAAGGAGCCCTTGATCCTGCTGTTAAAAAAGTTGCAAACCCACCTGATCCAAAAAAACCTTGGAGATATAAAAAATCTGGAAGTACAAGAGGGGATGGTAAAGCAAAAGCAAGTATAGAATATTTTGCTTCAGAAAAAGAAGCACTAGCTGCACAGGCTGATGCAAAAAAAGCAAAATACGATGCTAACACTAAAATTCCAAAAGGTGATTTACAAAAAATTAAAAATAAAATTATAGCTGGTGATACATTAGAAAAAATAGCAGAAACATATAAATCCAGCACAAAACCTATTGCAAAACTTTTAAAAGATAACAATACAAGTTATAGTGCACTCACTCCTAATATTTCATATTTAGAAGATGCAGAATCTTTAAAATATGTAAAAGAAAATTATGGAAAACTAAAGGGTGAAACGATGGGTAAAAAACTTTATCCTGATTTACCGGCATCAACTCAAGAGTCGAGAGTTCGTAAACTAGTTTCTAAATTAATCAATGAAAAAACCATAAAAGCAATTCCCGCTGCATTAATTGACGAATACAGAGAAGAAAAAGGTTTTAACCCAGAAGAGTCTGCAAAAAAAGTTCAAGAGATTAGGAAGAAAAAAATTAAAAAATTTAGTGTTCCTGCTTTTGAAAGAGCCATGGAAGGAAGTGTAACATCTCAATTATCACATATGGATGATTTAGGTAGTCAGGTGGTTAAATTTGAAACACTTGGTTATTCTCCACAAAGAATAAACCAAGAGATATTAAAAAATGTAGATCCTTATTTAAACCAGCTTTACAAAGAAAGAGACAAGCTTTTTAAAAATAAATCAAAAGGATATGTAAATAAAATAAACAAGATTAATGATAAAGGGGCGGCTGTTGCTTATGCAACTAAAGGTTATAAAAGTTTTAAAGTAGAAGAACCTATCACAAGAAACACGTATAGATTAGGATTAGATCCTTCAAAAACAGTCGACCCTTTTGGTCTTTTTGAAGGTAAAAGTATACAGGAGGTATCACCAAAAAATTTTAGAGGTAATATAAAAGCAATAGATAAAATAATACCTGATCCTATTGATAGATATTTTTTTATGGAAAATGCTAAAGCAGTTCAAGAAGCCCAGGCTAATATTCCAAAAAGTGAAATAACTAAAGTATCACAAAATTTAAAACAACTAGATTTTGATACAGACCCTTACAAACTTTTTTCTGATATAAGAGAAGATGCAGCAGCAAATGGACCTATATGTAAAATTGTTAGAACTAAAAAAGCAAATGGTGGAACAATAAGTTGTGTTGATGCTGTTGAAGAAGCAATACGAAAGGAACCAGAAAAATTAGCACAAGACGCAAGTAGGTTAGACAAATTTAAAAACTCAGCAACAAAATTTTTACAAAGTCCTTTGACAAGAGGCGCAGGTAAATTTGGTGCACTAGCTGCAGTCGGTGCAGCAACAGCAGGCGTTGTTAAAACATTTATGAATGATGACCCAACAACTTATTTATCTGACGAGAGTCAACAAAAGAATATGTTGATCGACATGGTGACAGGAAAATTAGATAATACACCAGAAGAAAGTCCTGCAATATTAGATTATCAATTACCAGTTATTGGAGCTGGTGCTGTAGCAGGAACTGCAGCAGTTGCACCATCAACTATTGAAGCAGCAAGAAGTGGAGCATTGGGTGCAAATAAATCTGGAATTACAAAAACTGCATTAAAAACTTTAGGAAGAGGTTTAAGTGCTTTAGGTACACCGGCTGCATTACTTGCAACTGAACCTTTATTTATTGCAGGTCAAGTACAACAAGGTGATTCATTGACTGACATTGCAACTAATCCAATGAATTATTTAGGAGCTGCATTTGCAGGTCCTGCAACTGAATTTGCTACCAAAGGACTAAGTCCTACGCTTGCAAAAACTATGAGACTTGGGATTAGTCCAAGTGTATTGAAAACTGTATCAAGACGATTTGGTTTACCAGGTCTTGCATTATCTGCTGGTATTAGCGGATACGAATTGTTTGATGATTACAGAAACAAAAGAGGTATGTTTAGCAATGAAGAATAAAACTCTTGTTGTAAATATGCAACACGTCAAATGGAAGGAAATCCCACCCTTAAAAGGACCTGATTCACAAGGGTTGAATGTTCAGACAAAACAAGCTACAAACATAAGGAACTCGGAGAATATAAATGGCAGATATAGACAAAGCCCTACCAAACGTAGAGACTGAAATTAAAATACCTGGAGAAGAAGAAATTGTTGAGGCCCAACAAGAAAATATTAAAGAACAAGTTGGACCGGACGACATTCAAATAACTCAAGACGAAGATGGTGGAGCGACAATTAATTTCGATCCAGAAGCAGTTAACGCAGGTGGCGGCGAATCTCATTTTGATAATTTAGCAGAACTTTTACCAGAAGATGTTTTAGGTAAACTAGGTTCTGAACTTGCAGAAAATTACAATCAATATAAATCTTCAAGAAAAGATTGGGAAGATAGTTACACAAAAGGTTTAGATCTTTTAGGATTTAAATATGAAAATCCAACTCAACCTTTTCAAGGAGCAAGTGGTGCAACACATCCTGTTCTTGCAGAAGCAGTAACACAATTTCAAGCACAAGCTTACAAAGAATTATTACCGGCTAATGGTCCAGTACATACTAGAATAGTTGGACTAGCAGATAGAGCTAGAGAAGATCAATCAAACAGAGTTAAAGAATTCATGAACTATCAACTCATGGATGTGATGAAGGAGTATGAACCCGAGTTCGATCAAATGCTTTTTTATCTCCCTCTTGCCGGCTCTGCGTTCAAGAAAGTTTATTACGATGAACTACTTGGCAGAGCCGTGTCTAAATTTGTACCGGCTGATGATTTAGTTGTTCCATACACTGCAACTTCTTTAGAGGATGCAGAGTCTGTTATTCACATGATTAAAATGTCTGAAAACGAAGTTAGAAAAAAACAAGTATCAGGTTTTTACAAAGACATGGAACTAACACCAGGTTACAATGAAGAAACAGAAGTACAGAAAAAAGAACGAGAACTAGAAGGTGTTAAAAAAGGAAAAGATGAAGACATCTTTACTATTTTAGAAATACACACTGATTTAGATTTAGATGGTTTTGAAGATAAAGACTCAGATGGAGAGCCAACAGGAATTAAACTTCCATACATTGTAACTCTTGAAATGGGTAGTAGAGAAATATTATCAATTAGAAGAAACTTTCAAGCTGAAGATCCAACAAAATCTAAAATAGATTATTTTGTTCATTTTAAATTTTTACCGGGTATGGGTTTTTACGGTTTTGGTTTAATTCATATGATAGGTGGTTTGTCTAGAACGGCAACTACTGCATTAAGACAACTACTAGACGCAGGTACGTTAAGTAATTTACCTGCAGGATTTAAACAACGAGGAATACGAGTAAGAGACGAAGCGCAGGCAATCCAACCTGGAGAATTCAGAGATGTAGATGCACCTGGAGGAAGTATTAAAGATGCATTTATGCCATTACCATTTAAAGAACCTTCACCAACATTATTACAGTTGATGGGAATAGTGGTACAGGCAGGGCAACGATTTGCCGCCATAGCTGACATGCAGGTCGGTGACGGCAACCAGCAGGCAGCTGTTGGAACGACTATTGCCCTTTTAGAGCGAGGCTCCAGGGTCATGTCAGCCATACATAAAAGATTGTATGTGGCGATGAAAAGTGAATTTAAATTATTAGCTGGTGTTTTTAAAACTTATCTACCTCAAGAGTATCCATATGATGTAGTAGGTGGTCAAAGAAATATTAAAGTTGCAGATTTTGATGATAAGATAGATATTATACCTGTTGCAGATCCAAATATTTTTTCTCAATCACAAAGAATTAGTTTAGCACAAACAGAATTACAACTTGCGATGTCAAATCCGCAAATGCATAACTTGTATGAAGCATTTCATTCAATGTATTCAGCAATTGGTGTAAAAAATATTGATAAAATTTTACCACCACCGCAACAACCACAACCAATGGACCCTGCAACTGAAAATATTCTTGCAATGAGCAACAAACCATTCCAAGCTTTCAAAGGACAGGACCATCAAGCGCATATTACGACTCATTTAAACTTTATGGCGACAAATATTGCTAGAAATAGTCCAGTTGTGATGGCTGCACTCGAAAAAAACATTTTTGAACACATTTCTTTGATGGCACAAGAGCAATTAGAGGTAGAATTTAGAGATGAGATACAACAATTAATGCAAATGCAACAAATGGCACAACAAAATCCAATGTTACAGCAAGATCCGCAGTATCAACAACAAATTATGCAAATGTCTATGAGTTTAGAGTCTAGAAAAGCTAAATTAATTGCAGAAATGACTGAAGAATTTAAAAATGAAGAAAATAAAATTATGGGCGGCTTTAACGGAGACCCTGTTGCAGCATTAAAAGCAAGAGAACTTGATTTAAGAGCTATGGATGACGCTGCAAAACGTGATCAAGCACAAGAAAAGATTAATTTAGATAGATCTAAACAATTAATGGGTCAACAACAGTTTGATGAGAAGTTACAACAGAACGAAGAATTGGCAGAACTAAGAGCCGATACATCGCTAACAAAAACACAAATGGGAATTGACTCAAAAATGGTCAATGACATGATGAAACAAACAGATGTTAGGATCTTGAAAGGTCCTAAAAGATAGTATAAGGAGAAACTATGACTAAAAAAAATAAAAACCCAAATGTCACTCCAGAACTAGGTGCTGATAAGGATGGTATGCAACAAGGCGGAATCGTTATTGAAGCAACTAAACCTTTTGAGTCACAAGTTGTGGATGTAAAAGGCACTAAGAGACTTAGAGCTGACAAAAAACCTGTAAAGGCTACTTGGTACTAACATGTGGTTTTCGGCAATTAAATTAGCCGTATCTGCTGGTAGTAAAATTTATGCTAATAAGCAGAAGGCAAAAGTCGCTATGTCTGACGCACAGCTATTGCATGCTGAAAGACAAGCTCGAGGTGAGGAAGCTTACCAGGGAAAATTACTGGAAGCTAGACAAACAGATTACAAGGACGAGGCGGTTTTGATAATTCTTACGTTGCCCATCGTGGTGCTCGCATATGGAGTCTTTTCAGACGACGTTCAAGCTATGGACAAGATAAAAGTCTTCTTTGAGCATTTCCAGTCGCTCCCGTCATGGTTCACAAATCTTTGGATCCTTGTAGTGGCGAGCATATATGGTATAAAGGGAACGCAAATATTTAAAAACGGAGGCAAAAAATAATGGCTAAAAAGAAAAGAAACAAAAAACTTAAAAAACTTGCGAAAGTTTTAGGCGCTGGTATTGCACTTGCTGGACTAGGCAGAGCTTTTGCAAATAGAAATGCTACGCCTTCAACAAATGCAGATGCAGTAAAAGCAATGACTTCAGATGCAGCATACTCAATTCCTGGAGGTGACGAAAGTTCTTTCAAAGTTCAAGATGTTAAAATCAATGTTCCAAATAACAATACGTTTAGAACTAGAAATAGAATTACTGACTCAGACGGCAACACTATACCTTCTGGTAAAGCAGCTTATGTACAAAGAGCTAAAGACTCAGCAGCAGCTGATGCTATGAGAAGATTTAGATCTAACAATGCTTACAGAGGTGACATGATGACTACATCTGATAGTATTTTACAAGGTATGGACCCTCTAATGATTTCAGCTAAAAAAGGTGGAAGAATTGTTAAAGGTAAAAAAACAGCTGTTAGAACTGGAGCTGCAAAACGTGGTTTCGGAAGAGCATTCAAAGGAGGAAAAAGATAATGGCAAATCCAAATTATAACAAACAAGTAGCACAACCTAGAACAAAAGCTATGGGTGGTGGTATGATGAGAAAAGATATGAGATCTGGTTATTATCCTTCAGACATGGGTATGTCTGGTGGAGCAATGATGAAAAAAGGTGGCCGAGTTAAAAAAAAGAAACAAGGTTACAAAGATAGAAAAGATGAATCAATTGCTATGAGAATTAAAAAGAAAAGAACTAAGAAGCAATTAAAAGCTTCTAGAGATGAGTCTTATGGTAAGTTTGGTTCTGCAATGAAGAAAAAAGGCAAGATCAATAAGTAAAGGAGAGTTATGGCGAAAGCGATAAGTAAAAGTAAAAATCCTGGTCTAGCTAAACTAGCTAAAAAGAAACCTGAATTAGCAAAAAAATTTGGATACAACCCAAACAGAATGGTTGCTAAAAAAGGTGGTAGAGTTAAAAAGAGAAAAAGATAATGGCTGGTCCTGGTCTTTATGCAAACATTCACGCCAAAAGAAAGCGTGGCGGTAAGATGCGAAAGAAAGGTGCAAAGGGTGCACCAACTGCAGCAAATTTTAAACGTGCAAAACAGACAGCGAGAAAAAGATAATGACTAAGTTATGTCCTAGAGGTAAGTCGGCAGCAAAAAGAAAATTTGCAGTTTACCCGTCGGCATACGCAAATGCCTACGCTAGTAAAATTTGTGCTGGTAAAATCAAAGACCCTTCTGGTAAAAAAAGAAAAGATTTTAAAGGACCTAAACCTGCTGGAAAAAAAGATGGCGGTAGAATAGGTTTTAAAAATGGCAGTATCGCTAGAGGTTGTGGTAAGGTCATGTCAAATAGAAGAAAGGTAACAAAGGTCTACTAATGGCTGGTTTAAAAGAATGGTTTAAACAAGATTGGGTAGATATTGGTGCCAAGAAAAAAGGCGGAGGTTTTAAAAAATGTGGAAGAAAATCTGCAAGTGGATCAAAAAGAAAATATCCAAAGTGCGTCCCTGCTGCCAAAGCGGCAAGCATGACAGACTCCCAGAAACGGAGTGCCGTTGCAAGGAAAAGAAGTAAAGCACAAGGTGTAGGTGGTAAGCCAACTAACGTTGCAACTTTTACAAAAAAAAGAAAAAGTATGTCATTTGGAGGTAGAGTATAATGGGAAAACAAAAAGTAAAAAAAATAAAAAAAGTAATTAAGGGTTTGAAAAAAGCATCTAAATTACATGCTGGACAAGCTAAAACTTTAAAAAAAGTTATAGGTAAAAAGTAATATGAGAAAACAGGATAATATGCCTGCTAGAAACAAAAAAAACTTTAGACCCACAAAGTCTGGAGCAGGTATGACACGAGCCGGTGTCGCTGCCTATAGAAGAAAAAATCCCGGTTCAAAATTAAAAACAGCTGTGACTGGTAAAGTTAAAAAAGGGTCCGCTGCCGCTAAAAGGCGAAAATCATACTGCGCAAGAAGTGCAGGACAAATGAAACAGTTTCCTAAAGCTGCAAAAGATCCAAATTCTAGACTAAGACAGGCACGTAGAAGATGGAAATGTTAAATGAAAAATGCAATACTAGACGCGTTAGAAGATAGATATACCGCACAAATCTCAGAAGCAGATGCTACAATAAAGATATACCTAGAAAATTCTGTAGGTATTGGTGAGCACCCACAGCACATAGATGAAATAGATAAACAGTTTCAAAAAATTGCTGATGCTCAAGAAAAATTACAAGCGATAAAAGATTTTAGGGAGCCAAGAGATGCCCTTTAGATCTGAAAAGCAACGTAAGTATTTATTTGCAAAAGAGCCTGCCATTGCAAAAAAATGGACTAAAAAATATGGCAGCAAAATAAAACCAAAGAAAAGGAAAAAGAAATAATGGATGAACTAACTTTTATAGATAAGATAAGAAAAATAATAAAAATGAGACATGACGATATTGTATCTTCAATGGCATCAGGTGGTGTTGACAATATGGAGAAATATCAGTATATGTTAGGTCAGATACGAACGTATCAATATTTAAATCAGGAAATATCCACCCTGCTAAATAAAAAGGAGCAAAATGACAAAGACGGAACCGTTATCAACATCAACTCAAAAACCGAAAATTGAGTTACCAAATAAGACATTAGTAGGTGTCAAACCTACAGAAAAAAAAGAAATTGACGAATCATCAAAATTACCTTCTCCAACAGGTTGGAGAATTTTAGTTTTACCTTTTAAACAAAAAGAAAAAACTAAAGGTGGAATCATATTAGCAGAAGACACTATCGAAAGATCACAAGTTGCATCTACTTGTGGTTTAGTATTGGACATGGGACCACACTGCTATGACAAAGAACGTTTCCCAGAGGGTCCTTGGTGCAAGAAAGGTGATTGGATTATCTTTGCAAGATATGCTGGATCACGAATTAAAATAGATGGGGGTGAGATAAGACTTCTCAATGATGATGAAGTTTTAGCGACCGTGGAAAACCCCGAAGATATCTTCCACGAATTTTAATCATAGAGGAGAAAAACTATGCCAGACAAAGAAGAAAAATTATCTAATGAGCCAATGGTTGATTTAGATACATCCGGACCGGGTGCAAAAGTAGAGTTACCAGAAATAGAAAAAGAAGCAGATAAGACTTATGAGAATGAGGTAAAAAAAGATGAAGCAAATATTACATTCGATAATGAGCCCTCTAACACACCTGAGAAATCTGACGAGCAGCCTGATAGCAGGCAAGTCAGTGCCGAGGGAGGAACTGTTGAGAAGAGCTCTGACGAGAAAAAAAGTGATAAACAACAAGACAACAGTCAAGCAGTTGAAGAATATTCTGAAGGAGTTAAAAAAAGAATAGCTAAACTTACTAAAAAAATGCGTGAAGCTGAAAGACAAAAAGAAGAAGCTTTACGTTATGCTCAAAGTATTAAACAAGAAAGAGATAAGTATGAAGCAACGGCTACATCTTTAGATAAAAATTATGTCACTGAAATGGAAGGAAGAATTTCTTCTTCTATTGCAGCCGCTCAAGCAAAACTTGCAGCAGCTAGAACTAGTGAAGATTCTAAAGCTGAAGTAGAAGCTTTAACTGCTATCTCTCAATTAGGTTATGAACAAGGTAAATTAGCAGAATTAAAGACTCAGCATCAAGTGCAAGAAACTGCTGCTAAAGAACAACCAGTTCAACCAACACAACAACCAATGCAACAAGCACCTGCCAGAGATCCTAAAGCAGAGGCCTGGGCAGAGAAAAATGAATGGTTTGGCAAAGATAATGCCATGACCTACACAGCATTCGATCTACATAGGAAACTTACCGAAGAAGAAGGTATGGATCCTCAGTCTGACGAATATTATGAGGAAGTTGATAGAAGAATAAGACTTGAATTTCCCCACAAATTTGATAGACCAGTAGAAGAAAAACGGACTACTAAACCTACACAAACCGTTGCCTCTGCAACGCGTAGTACAAAGAGTGGTCGCCAAAGTGTGAGACTCACACCTTCTCAAGTCGCAATAGCGAAAAAATTAGGTGTGCCACTAGAAGAGTATGCGAAACAACTTATAAACACGAAGGAGGTATAGGCATATGACAAAAGAAAAACCAACTCGTGCGAGTCAAACTAAAAGTGATTCTACAAAAGTAAAATCACAAGCTAAAACGGTTGCGCCAAAAGCAAGACCAAAAGTTTGGGCTCCACCATCGTACTTAGATACGCCCAACGCGCCAGACGGATTCAGACACAGATGGGTCAGGATAGAAGTCTTGGGATTTGTTGACACGAAAAACATACAAGGACGCTTAAGGTCCGGGTATGAGTTAGTAAGAGCCGACGAATATCCTGATGAGGACTTTCCAGCAATCACCGACGGCAAATACGCAGGGGTTATCGGGCACGGAGGCCTAGTGCTGACTAGGGTACCGGAAGAGATCGCACGGTCAAGACAAGAGTATTTTGCAAAGCAAGCTCAAGAACAACAGGCCGCAATCGACAACGATCTTATGAAGGAACAGCATAGGGGAATGCCTATCGATATCGATATGCAAACTCGTACGACCTTCGGTGGCAAGAAAAGTTAAAAATTTTTAACACTTCAACCCAGCGAATAAATTAACCGTGAGTGGAGGCCCGCAAGGGTAGCTCACATAAGGAGAAAACAACTATGGCTAATAGTTCATCAACTGGGTTTGGATGCAAACCCATTAAAATGTACGGCAATGGTTATGAGAACATGGGTTTAGGTGAATACCCTGTTGCAGCGTCTTCATCTGCGATATACTTTCAAGATTTAGTATGTCAAGCAGCTAGTGGATATGCTGTGGTAGGAATAGCTGGTACTGAAGATATTATCGGCTCTCTAAACGGTGTTTTTTACACTGATGCTACTACATCAAAGCCTACGTTTCAGAACTACCTACAAGGTAGTAATACTGCTACTGATATTGTTGCTCTTGTTAACGACAGTCCGTTACAACAGTACGAAATCAGAAGTAATAATTCTGGAGCTTCGGCACAAACAGACGTTGGTAACACAGCTGATATTGCATATAGTGCAGGTGGATCACCTAACTATGTGTCAGGAGCGACTCTAGACGATTCGACTCTTAACAATAACGCTGACCAACAAGTTAAAATAATAGGTGTCTCAAGAGACCCGGAAAATAGTGACCTTACATCTGCGAATGTAGTATGGAGAGTTATTATTAACCAGTCGTTCTTCTTGGATACTACAGGGGTATAAGGAGGATAATATGGCTATATCACGTAATCAACTAGTTAAAGAACTAGAGCCAGGTTTGAATGCCTTATTCGGCCTGGAATACAAACAGTATGAAAATCAGTCAGCTGAAATTTATACTACAGAGTCATCTGACAGAGCTTTTGAAGAAGAAGTAATGTTAAGTGGATTTGCTCAAGCACAAGTAAAACCAGAAGGTTCAGGTGTTACATACGATAATGCTCAAGAAACTTTCACAGCTAGATACACTAACGAAACAATTGCGTTAGCGTTTGCTATCACTGAGGAAGCTATTGAAGACAACTTGTATGACAGACTTGCTTCTAGATATACAAAAGCTTTAGCAA